TTTTAATAATGTTGAGGAGATTTTGTTTGCTTTGATCCCCGGTCCCGCCGATAACCGCAAAAGGATGAATGAGGTTTATGGTGTGCCAATAACCTACGGACAGGATAAACTTATCGGAGAAATAGTCGAGCTACTCAATGCTTTTCATCGTGAAGTTAGAAAGAAAGAAGCTTTCATAGGAGTGGACGATCGCTTGTTTGACAGCAAGAGCCGTCTGCCGGTTAATGGCATATATCATAGATTCAAGAGTGACAAAGACAGTTTTTTTGAGGTGTTCTCACCGGATATACGCGCCCAAGCATTTATTGAAAGTATAAACTATAAACTCGAACTGCTTGAAAAGGCTATAGGGGTGAATAAGGGTGTCCTGACAAACCTTGATACTAAAGACGCAACCGCAACGGCGATAAGGCGTTCAACTTATGACACATGGACACTTGTAGATGATACCAGAACAAATATCGAGGTCGGCATCAGACAGCTTGTATACGCTTTTAATGTGTACGCTAACGCAGGAGGATTTGTCCAGCAGGGCGAGTATGATATCGAATATGACTGGGATTATTCCCTGCTTGAAGATTCGACCGAGAGGTTCAACCAGTTGCAGACCGGTCTTGCGAGTGGGTATATCAACAGTTGGGAAGCGCGTGCGTGGGTTATGAGCGAGACGCCGGAACAGGCAAAAGAAAACGTGCCGGAATTGGAACATATCCTCACGGGGGTATAATAAGTGACAGAGGAACAGTTAAAATCTCTGCCGGAACCCACGCAGGAGCTTTATCGAGGACTTGAAAGGAGAATCATAGACAGGATATGCAAGCGGCTTAATGAAGTAGGGCAGCTTTCCTCAACCGACTATTACAAGCTCGATAGGATAACAAAAATCGGTGGTGACATCGAAGCCATAAAAAGGGATATTTCTAATACGAACGCGATTGCCGAAAAGGAGATATACCAAGCCTTTTATATGGCGGCAAAAGACGATTACGAATATCAGCAAAAGATGTTTGAACTACTTAATCGCTCGTGGACGCCTTTTGATAAAAGCTCCGAAATGCTTGACCTCGTTGAAGCAATGTCTAGGGTAACATCTGCGGAGTTTACTAATCTCACACACACCACAGGTTTTGTCGGAGATATAGCCGGGCTAAAGAAAGTCCCGCCGCATTGGAAAGAGCTTGCGGAGTACTATCAAGAAGCTGTTGATTTTGCGGCTTTCCAGATTCGGACAGGTATAACAGATTATTACAACACGGTAAAAGAGACGGTCAGACAGCTTTCGGATAACGGTCTTAGCTATATCGAATACGACAATGCCGGAAAGAAGTATTATAAGCGCAGACTTGACAGTTCTGTCAGAAATGCAGTTAACGGTGGATTACAAAGATTGTCTGTGGCACAGGGGGAAATAGTCGGAAATGAGTTTGGCGCGGACGGCATGGAAATATCTGCACATTCCGGGGCGCGTGAATCTCATCAATGGTTTCAGGGACTGCAATTCTCTATGTTGGAGTTTCATCGAGACATTAAATCGTTACTGAATGAATATAACTGCTATCACAGGGCATTTCCTATAATCTTAGGTGTTTCGGCTCCCGCTTATACGCAAAAGGAACTCAACGATATTATTTCAAGGGATAAGGAAACCCACTTTTATCAGGACAAAGAGTATAACGCCTATGAAGCAAGGCAGAAGCAGCGTCAGCTGGAAACCGCGATAAGAACGCATAAAGACAGGGCGAAAGCATTTGCGGCTGTGGGAAATAAAGAGGTCGAAACCATAGCAATCATAAAGGCCTCTGAACTTCAAAAGCATTATAAGAGTTTTAGCCATTCAATGGGATTATCAACAAGACCGGATTTGCTGACGGTGACAAATTTCAGCCGGAGCCAGTCCTCAACGATGGGGGCGGTTACAAGAAAATCTAAAGCACTGGATTCATTGGTTGGTCTTACGACGAACACCGGGGTATCAGTTAACACAATCTCTTTTCATGCATTGGAACAGTCATTAAACAGAAAAATCCGAGCAGTAGAGATTAAGGACGCATTGATGTACCCCCTGCACACAGGTATAATAAGGGCAGACGATTCACAACAGTTTGTAGGTTGGTGGGCAACCGCCTCTATAAATGTTGAGACGGGTAAGCTAATAAGTGTATGGTCTACCGGTGGACGACTACAAAGAAAATATGGGGGTGGAAAGAATTGAAGATAATATGGAATGATGAACAGCAAAAGATTCTGGAAAAAATGAACCTTCCATTTGACTTTAGGTCAGACCTAAGCGATGATGAAATGAATGATTTATATGAAATTACTCCGGATTATATGGAGTTCCCCGATGGCGAGCCAACAAAGGAATGTCTTATTGTGGAAAGTATAATGGATGCATTGATACCCCCTATGAAAGAACGGGGTTTGTTAGCAAAACAACCAAGAGATTGAGGTGATATCATGCTTCCCCCAGAGGTACAAAAGGCTGTTGAGAAAGTCATTGAAGCCGGAAATACCGCAAAAGTATCACGCGACCGGCATGGACAGTATCATGTGCAGGAAGAAAAAATAAAAAAGGTGCTTGTAGCACCACCCGGTGGTAAGTAGTCTGCCGGAAGGGCTGTTCAGAGCCAATGTGTAAGGATTCCTTACAGGTTGGCTCTTTTTTGATATCTCGCAGAAATGCTTGATAAATACAGCTTTAGCGGCAAAGCATAATAAATGCCGTCCGGCAAGTCATGGAGAGGACATAAAAAACCATAGCCGAGAAAGGGACGTTATGAAAAAGGAACAACTGTTAGCCCTCGGCATAGACGAGGAAGCCGCAAAAAAGGTCATGGATATCAACGGTGAAGATATCGAATCCGCAAAACGTCCGCTTTCAGAGAAGATAGTTGCTCTTGAAAGTGAGCGAGATGGGTTTCTGGGACAGCTTGAGACCGCCAACGAAGCCCTAAAGAGCTTTGAGGGGATTAACCCTGCTGATATTCAAGAGAAACTTGTAACCGCGCAGACAGCGTTGCAACAGGCAGAGGAACGGCATAAATCCGAGATTGCCGCCCGAGACAGCAGAGCTGAAACGGAAAAGTTTCTCGTGGGTAAGAAATTCATCAATGAAATAACCAAAAACCACTTTGTGAATCAGATTGAAGATTCATTGGCGGCTCCTGAGAACAAAGGTAAAAACAGGCAAGATTTGTTTGACATGCTCACACATACCGCAGATGGCAAACCGAATGAGGGAATTTTCGTGACAGAAAACCCTAACAATATTTTGGATTTGCCGCCTAGCGGGAATACCGACCCCCTTATCGGGGATGAATTTCAAAAAAAGATAGATAAGTACAGGAGGAATTAAAAATGCCAGAAAACAATAATTTGCCGGTTCGCAGTTATCAAAAGCAGTTCCGTCAGCTTTTACAGGCGGGGTTCGGCGCACAGTCTTATTTCGGTGATTTCTTTGCCGGGGGTCTTGAAGCTCTGGATGGTGTCTCTGAAAGGGATATCGCCTTTTCGGTAAAGACAAGCGATATCCCCGTTGTCATCGGAAATTATGATACGGGCAAAAAGGTTGCCTTTGGTGAGGGAACCGGTAACTCAAACCGTTTCGGACCGCGCACAGAGATTATCTATGAGAACACGGATGTTCCGTATACGTGGAACTGGGCATTCCATGAGGGTATCGACCGTTTCACGGTGAACAACAACGAGAGCGCGGCAATAGCCGACAGGCTTGACCTTCAGGCGCAGGCTAAAACAAGAATGTTCAACCGTCATCATGCCGATTTCATCGCGCGTATTGCTAAAAAGACCGAAACGCTCACATCATACGGTGCGGACGACGTTCTCGTGCTGTTTAACGCCCTCGATGCATATTATGTGAACCTTGAAGCGGTCGGGCGGAGAATTGCGACGGTGCGTCCGGAACTCTACAACGCAATAGTAGACCATCCGCTGACGGTGAAAGAAAAGTCGTCGGGCGCGAATATCGACAACAACACAATATTCCGTTTTAAGGACTTCTCTATTCGTCCGATACCGGATTCAATGCTTACAGCAGATGGTGAGGACTATGCGGCATTTGTCTACATTGAAAATGTTGGCAAGGCATTTACCGGCATTGTCACATCGCGAACCATCGAAAGTGAAGACTTTGACGGCAGAGCTTTGCAGGGTGCGGGTAAAGCCGGTGAGTACATCATTGAGGACAATAAAAAGGCGGTTGTCAAAGTGACAGCCCCCGCCACAATACCGGAGGGTT